ATGAAGCCGCTGATTTCGTAGTAGCCCTGGCCGGTGTTTTTGACCTGTAACCCTGTCTCCCTGACCAGCCCTTGGAAGGTTTTTTGCTGGTTCAGGGGGATGTTTATCAGGTCCTGAAGGCTGTTGAACTGATCCCTGGTGCCCTTGGTGGCCTTGAAAGTGCCATCGGCAAACAGCGCCAGGTTCTTGGCGGCGGCTTCGGCCTTGATCTGGTTCTGCGCGGTTTCGTTGGTAACACCAGCAATCAACGACTCGATGGCCTGGGTCTTGCTCAGGATTTGGAGCTTGGAGTCAGCAGACTGCGTGCCAAGCTGAGCAATTCTTAACCCAATCTCGGCCTGCTGGATAGCCTGTGCATTGCCTGAGAGCGAAGCCTGTTCAACTCCTAACCTTGCTTTCTCTACTTCTAGCCTTGCTGAGCCTGACCCTAGCTCGGCTTCTAACCTTGCTTGTTCTTGTTGCAAGGCAAGTATCTGTCTTTGCAGGTTCTGCTGCGCTAGTAAAGCGTTAAACTTAAAGGTTAAGGCGGCTCGATCAATCTCATCTCCCTGCTGTCTAATTGCATTGATTTCACCCTCACTTGCGCCACGTTTTTGCGCTTCTTGTAGTTCATAGTTATTGCGATTGCGGATAATACTGAAACGCGAATCTTCTAATGCTATAAGCGCTTGGCCGAGATTGAGTCCGGCCTGCTGAACTTCTGTGCGACCGGCGTTTTCGGCCTGAGCGGTCCTGCCAACCGCTTCCGCCAATTGCGCTTGACTTGCTAATTCTTTGGCTTTTTCTTCGTTTTGTTTTTTTGCAATCGTGAGTCGCTGAGATTCGGCGGCTACGGCAGCATTGGTTTCGCCTAGTATGTCGCGCTGTTTGCTGGTAAAATCTTTGGCTAGGTCGCCAATTTCTAGCTGAATTTGACTAAATCGCCTGCCTCCTAAGTTTAGTTCACCAAGCCAATCACGACTGGCCCCAGTGTTTGCGATGGCGTTACTTAGCAGGTTCTTGGCCTGCTTGTCGCTAAGTCCGTATTCTTTGGTGATGTTTTTTAGGATGCCAACAAGCTGGGTTGCTTCATCGGCCGTTACGCCAAATGACTGACGTAAGTCTCTTGCTGATACTTCAACCTTTAACCCTTCCAGCGCCCCGGCCAGCTTTACTACCTGCTGCGTAACCGTTGGCAGCAGGCTCGTTCCGAAGCTATCTTGTAAGTCTTGCCAGGCGTTTTGCAACTTGGCAAAGTTCTGCGCTGCGGTAAGTGTTCCGCCAGCATTAGCAGTCAGATCATTTAATCCTTTGGTGATTGCTGGGAAAAACTCAGCCGACGTGAGCTTGCCAGTTTCCACCAGCTTAATCAGCGCCTGCTGACTAATGCCTAGACCATTGGCGGTCGCAGCTAGAGCGATTGGCAGCCTTTCCCCAAGCTGTTGACGCAGCTCTTCCATGGAAACCACGCCCTTTGAGGCAATTTGCTGCAGCGCCACAAAGGTTCCGTTGATTCCATCATTGGTCAACCCCAGTACTTGGCCCGCTTTTGCTACTGATGCAAACAACTCTTTCTGCTGCTGCAGTGGCACACCGGAAGCTGTTGCTGCTGCGGTAAAACTGCCGAAAGTGCTAGACAGGCTTCTGTAAGACAACCCCAACGTCTCGGCAGTTTCACGGGCGAAGCTGAGAGCCCCAGTCGCCCCTTGGGCGCCAAGAGTGGCGGAGAGCTTACGGGTGGTCGTTTCAAGCTCTGCTGCTCCCTGAATGGATTCCTTAAAAAACCCGGTAATAGCCGCGCCAACCCCTAGCGCTCCGATCCCGGCTAGGGCAGCGTTTAAGGCCTTGGCTGCCAAGGTGGTCTGGCCTAGCGCCTTGTCCACTTCCCGTTGGGTAGCAGCTAGTTCCCGCTGGGCATCCTTAAACTCTCGTGACCCAATCTTCGCCCTCTCCACGGTCTGGTTCAGCTCATTCAGCCGGCCACGCAGCCCGGTGATCGTCTGGTCACTCCCTCCGAATCCTTGCCTGAACTGCTCCCCCGCCTGCTTTCCCGCCTGCCCGATCTGCCGCGAAGCATCAAGGATGCCCTTGACATCGGCCGTTACCTTGACAACCCACTCGTTTGCCATGTCAGCTTCCTGGGGTGACGACGTACTGGGTGGGGTTGGTCCAGCTCAGGGCGTACTGATCAAGCATCCCGATACCACGGCCTGGGGGATCGCCACCGATCGGCACCGCGCGGCAGCCGGGGAGCAGGGCAATGATCCGCTGCGTGAGCAACTGCAGGGCCGTGAAGTCACCCGCTGGCGACCACTCGGACACGTAGAGCCGGAACTGCGGGTTGAGCGCCGTCTCGCCCGTGGCGAACGCTTCGGTGGCGTAGTCGGGGTTGGCGAGGATCACCACCTCTAGGCCCGCTACGGCCACCCCCTCGGGCAGGGATTCATTGCGCCGTACCACTGCGATGGCGGGGATGGCGGTGCCACTGCGGGGGGTGTAGGTGCCCAGTGCTGCGCCGACCACGGCATCGGCCGCCAGTAGGTCGTACAGCTCCTGTGCAGTGGTGGGCAGGGTCATGCTGCAGCTTTCCCGGCGAGCTGGGGCGGGTCGCTTGTTGGGCGGTTGGCGCTGCCCTTGGCAAACGGCTTAGGGACGGGGTAGTATTTAAAAGTCAGTGCATCGCCGCGCTCTGCCCCGCATCGCGACGCCGCGCCTCGCTCCGCGCTGGGGCCCTTCGGGGCCCACAACCCACCACTGAGCCATCTGGTTTTCTGGTGGGCTGATAGCTCACCACAGCTCCAGGCGGCGCCATTCACCGCTACGCCTAGCGAAGCTACGCAAACCGCAGGGGCCTTGCTATCAAGGCCCACCCAACCATCCCAAGAGGATTCAATCAATGGCATTTCGCCGCTTTGAGCTAACGCTTGAGGGCACACGCCCGCTTATCTGCAGTAACCCCTGCACCGTGGATCCACTAGGTCCCCACGCTGAAGCAATCAAGTATTTTACCGGCCTCAAGAAGAACCGCAATGAACACGCCCTGAGGCGACTGCACTGGTTGTTCTCCGGCTACTGGGGAACCGAAGGCAGCTTCACCTACGGCCCCAGCTTGGACGGTGATTCCGACTTCAGCGGATTCGCTGATCCATTCCTGCCAGCTCAGAACTTGCAGCGCTGCATCCGCGATGGTGCCACGGCATGGAAGCTCGGCAAGGACACTAAAAGGGCGATCGTTGTCGAGGGTGATGCACCGCTTGCTTACGCCGGGCCTACCGATGCCAATCTGATGTACGGTGACCCGCGCTTTACCTCAATCGCTCCTACAGGCCGGGGCACCATGGCGGTACGGGTAAGGCTGCCCCAGTGGAGCGCTACCTATCGGCTTCTGGTAAATGACGAGATCATTGATCCCACCACTCTGGCGAAAATCTTGGATCGTGCTGGCATCGCCGAAGGCCTCGGCACTTGGCGCCCGATGCACGGTCGCTTTCAAGTGATTCAACTTGAAGAAATAGAGGTGGCCTGATGAATGACCCAAAGATTGCCTCAATCGACGCCTACCGTCTTAGCAAGGGCCAGACCATACCGGCCGATGTCGTGTGGGAACACTTCGCCAATCGGCGACCCGACACCGTGGCCAGTTGGGTTGTGGAGCACGGAGACGAGGCGCTAGCTAGGGCCGCTCGAATGCCTCAAGTTCTGCTTCAGGTTCGGGGCTGGCTTGATCGTGATCGCAGCAAGGCGGAGCTTCCTCCGCTGGTGATGAACACGGCAGGTGGCGCCATCAACGTGCTTACCGATGACAAGGCTTCAATCTACCTGAACGATCAGGCGTTCCAAGGGTTGCGCCGTCATCAGCGGGCATCCACTCGGCTTGTCGCTGCCGTGGATGAATCTACGTTGACCGGTGCCGCCCGTCGCGAACATCAAAACCGGATCAACGTGCATAGCTTTATTGCTGCATCTGCTCAGGGCGCCCAGCGTCAGCTCCGGCTGTTGAAGCAGAACGGCAAAAAAGCGCCGCGATTGGAGGGGTGATTGCCTGGGCATCCGCAAGGTGTAAGCCCTAGGCCGCTGCTTCGCGCCGCCTCGCTTCGCCGTCCGCTGCCTCGCACCGCCCCGCAACGCACAGGGGCCCCTTACCGGGCCCAACCTCTCCCCTACTCACCATTATTGAGGATTTAACTTTGACTCACTACTGTGCTCCAGGTTTTCAGTTTGATGGAAGTCGTTTGCAGTGGTGGGCAGGGTCATGCACCAGCTTTCCCGGCGGGCTGGGGCGGGCGGCTTGCTGGGCGGTTGGCGCTGCCCTTGGCGAACCCGTACAAGAAAAACACATTGATCTTTCAGATCCTAACCCTGTCGCTGGCATTGAATGGGAAGCCTTAGTCCCTGGTGCTGAATGGGAAGCCTTAGGCGACACCGGCGAAGGGACAATCAAGGTCACAGTAGAATGGCGGGTATCTATTGCCCCGCTACCTGAGGCGTCTGATGCGCTGAGTCTGCTCCCTAGTTGACCCGGTAACCTGCCACAACCACCGCACAACCACCATGGAAGCTCGCTCCTGCACCCGCTGTGGCGCCCGATGGCTAGGTGGGCAGTTGTATTGGTCAGGCACCGGCAAGAAAGCCTCAGAACTTGACCTAGCCGGCCTGGTGTGCAATCAGATCAACGACCCGAACTGCATCAATCCATGCAATGGCCGCGAAGGTGGCGATACCTGGGCTAAGCGCATGGAGCGGGTCAGCCAGCCAATTAACCCTGAGCCATAAAGGGCACCAAAAAGCCCCAGCATCGCCGGGGCCTATCAATTCAGTTGTCCGGAATTTCCGGATACCTGATTAGACCTACCACTTCACCTTGTCAGCCCAGTAGGCGGCACTCATCGGGCCCTTGGCGATATTCTCGGCATGGCGGGCCTTAAAGCTCGCGCGGCGGGCCTTCTGCGCTTTGGTGCGTGGTTTGTCACCGGCACCCTTCACCCCCTGCTGCCCGAACCGGACCAGCCGGACCTGCTCACCCTCCTTAGCGAGCACCGCATGGCTCTTGGTGGCGTGCTGGGGGGTTCGCTTGGGCTTGTTGTAGCCCTCGAACTTCTCCCCCCGAACAGTGATCGCCATGATCAGAGCAGTTCAAGCCCCGGCTTGCCGTAGCCAGCCAGGCTCACCTGATACTTGAGCACCGTGCCGGCGGCTTGCTCGGGCTGGTAGCTCTCAAACATGCCGTACCCATACTCCACCTGGTTGCCGTTGTAGGGGCCAATCAATGCGTACTCGATCATCAATTTCTCGGATAGGTTCAGTTCCTCACATAGCCGCATGGCACGCCACGCAGAAGCGGCGAAGGATGTGACCCCAGACAGCGTCCAGGTTTTGTCCTTGGCGGTCGGGATCGGTGTTGCGTAACCGCCCGCTTCCTCATCGTAGGTGGTGACGGATTCCTTGGTGGTGGCGTTGGCGGGCTGGGCATTGGTCAGCCCCATCAGCCGGAACGGGGGATCGGTGCCATCAAGTAGTAGCGAAGGGGCCACTAGACCAGCGCCAACAGCGGCCGTGGTGATCGCAGAACCGGCCAGGGCGTAGGAGAGGGTGTGCGGGGCCGTGGTGGTCACCGATGTCACCACGAACGAACCGTTCAGGCTGGTGAACGGGGCGGGCAAGTCCTTCACGACAATCCGCCTGCCCACCGTTATGCCATGTGCGGCGGCAAAGGTCAGGGTAGCGAGAGAGGTAGTGGTGACGGCATTCGTAACCGCATGGATGCCAACACCAAAACCGAAAGTATCACCCGTGCCAGCGGTAATGATCTTGGCAGTCGCGTTTTGCAGGGTGGTGTTGTCAATGAATTTGCCGGCGCCAAGCCCGCCAAGGTTGAT